CATCGAATTCCGCCGCCGCATCTCGGCCTGGCAGCATGGCGTGTTGGTCTATCAACTCTGCCGCGCCGTCTGGGTGCGCTGGATGGACACGGCTGTCTTGTCGGGTGCGCTGAACCTGCCGGGCTATGACAGCCAGCGGCGGCAATATCAGGCCTGCGCCTGGTTGCCGACCAAATGGGATTGGATCGACCCGATGAAAGACGCCTCGGCCGAGATCCTGCAGATCGAAGCGGGCCTGAAATCCCGCACCCAAGCGCTGGCGGAGCGGGGATACGACGCCGAACAGGTGGATCGGGAAATCGCCGCCGAGCGCAAACGCGAACTGGCGCTGGGCCTCGATTTCCGCCGTCCGGGATCCCCGGCGCAGGGGCCCGGCGAAGGTGGGGCGAAAGATGCGGATCAGGACAGCGGCAAGGACGACGAGGCCGACGACACTGGCGATCAAAAACCCGACCTCAAGGAGGGCGCATGATGCACCACGCCCAAATTGCCCAGCGGGCGTTCAACACTCCGCTGATGGTCGATCCGGCCAAGGCGCTGGCATTCCTGTCCGGGCTGGGGCCGCGCATCACCGGGCAGGAGATCACCTTTCAGGGGCTGGAAGTCGACGGTTTCGATCAAGCCGCAGCCACCCTGCCCGCCCGCGCCTCGCTGTTCGGCAACGATCTCGCCCAGCGCCACCAGCGCAATGGCACCCAGCCCTTCGCGATGATTGACGGCATCGCCGTTATCGAAATCGCGGGCACACTTGTCCACCGTGGTGCGTGGATCGGGCAGTCCTCGGGCCTGACGTCCTATGAGGGGATCGCCGCACAGCTGCAGGCGGCGCTGGCCGATCCCGGTGTGCGCGGTATCGCGCTCGACATCGACAGCTTCGGTGGTGAGGTGGCCGGGGCCTTTGATCTGGCCGACCGCATCCGCGCCGCCCGGGTGCAGAAGCCAGTCCACGCTTTTGTCGCGGAACACGCCCTGTCGGCTGGCTATGTTCTCGCCTCCCAAGCCGACCGGATCGTCCTGCCCCGCACCGGCGCTGTCGGCAGCATCGGTGTCGTGGCGCTGCACACGGACATGAGCGGTGCGCTGGATCAGAAGGGCATCGCCGTCACGCTGATCCACGCGGGCGCGCACAAGATCGATGCGAACCCGTATCAGCCCCTGCCCAAGGCGGTGCACGACCAGATGCAGCGCGAGTTAAAAGTGGTGCGCTTCCTTTTTGCCGAAACCGTCGCTGCCGGTCGCGGTGATCGGCTGACACAGACGGCAGCGCTGGCCACCGAAGCTGCCGTGTTCCGCGGGGCCGACGCCATTGCGGCCGGTTTGGCCGACGATCTGGCAGATCCCGTCACTGCCTTCCGCACCTTCGCCGCCGCACCTCGCGGCACAACCTCACCCAGCAGAAAGGGTCCACAGATGACCACCACGTCCACAGAAACCCCGAACCCGGTACCAGTTGCCGCTCCTCCTGTGGCAATGCCTGCGGTCGCGGTCGCACCCGCCACGCCCGAACCGCCGGTGAACGCGGCAGCGCCCGTCACCACCACCATGACCGCCGACACCGTGCGCGCCGAGGCGGCCGAGGTTGCGCAAGTTTGCGCGCAGGCCGCCCGGCTCGGCGTGACCATCGACGCGGCCGACGCGGTCACCAAGGGGTTGAAGCCCGAAGCCCTGCGCGCCCGCGTGTTGGCCGATCTCGCCGCCCGAAGTGACGCGGCGGGGATCATCGCTACTGCCCCGGCTGCTGCCGCCGCAAAAGACAGCCCGATCATCGCTGCAGCCAGGAAGGCTGCGACCGACGCCAAGCGCTGAACCAGCGCCACTCTCACCTTCCCCAGAACATGGAGACTGACCAATGCCCGTCCTGACGGAACAGCCCAGCATGGGCGATGTCCTCAAATATGAGGTCAACCCGAACTACACTCGCGAGGTGATCACCCTGCTGCAAGGCCTGCCTTATCCGGTCGGCTCAGTGCTGGGGAAGATCACGGCCAGCGGCAAATACACATTGTCTGCCGCAACCGGGGCTGATGGCGCGCAGGTCGCCGTCGCGGTCCTTCTGTATCCGGTGAATGCCACGTTGGCCGACGCCACCGGTATCGTCGTCGCTCGTGGCCCCTCCATCGTGTCGCGCGCAGGCCTTGCCTACGAGGGCACTGTCAACGACGCGGCCAAGATCACCGCCAAGATCGCCCAGTTGGCCGCCGTCGGCATCATCGCCCGCGACGGCGTCTGACGCGCGACGTCGGCATCCATTCCCCTTATTCCCCGGAGCACCCCATGACCCTTGTCCGCAATCCCTTTGACGCTGGCGGTTACTCGCTGGCCGAAATGACGCAGGCCATCAACATCCTGCCCAACCTCTACACCCGCCTTGGCCAGATCGGCCTGTTCCGCTTCGAAGGTGTCACCCAGCGCTCGGTGATCATTGAGCAATACGAGGGCGTGCTGAACCTGCTGCCTTCGGTGCCGCTGGGCGGTCCTGCCACCGTCGGCACCCGCGAGGGGCGCTCGATGCGCAGCTTCGCCCTGCCGTGGATCCCGCATGATGATGTCATCCTGCCGAACGACATTCAGGGCCAGCCCGCGCTGGGCGTCTTCGATGGTGCCGACCCGCTGGTCGAGGTGATGAACCGCAAGCTGCAGCTGATGCGGCGCAAGCATGCCCAGACCCGCGAATACATGGAGATGAACGCGCTCCGCGGCATCGTGAAGGACGGGGCCGGGACGACCCTCTACAACTACTTCACTGAATTCGGCCTGGCGCAGATCTCGGTGGATTTCCTGCTGGGCACGGCAGGCACCCTCGTCCAAAGCAAGGTCCGCGAGGTCTTGCGGGCAATCGAAGACAACCTCCTCGGCGAAAGCATGACCGACGTGCATGCCCTCGTCAGCCGCGAATTCTTCGACAAGCTGATCGCGCATCCTAAGACGGAAGAAGCCTACAAGTTCTACGCCGCCACCGGCGCGCAGCCCCTGCGTCAGGATGTGCGGCGCAACTTCCCCTTCGCGGGCATCGTGTTCGAAGAATACGCGGGCACCGTCACCCTCTCGACCAAGGCAACCGAACGGCTGGTTCCGGCGAACGAGGGCATCGCCTTCCCCTTGGGCACGATGGACACGTTCACGACCTATGGCGGCCCGGCCAACCTGCTGGAGGCAGCGAACACCATGGGCCTGCCGCTCTACGCCCGCCAGCACCTCGACGAAAAGGGCCGCTGGATCGACCTGATGACCGAGGCCTCTATCCTGCCGGTGAACAAGCGGCCGCGCATCGCGATCCGCATTCACACCTCGAACTGACGGGCAATCATCATGAACGTCTTCGCTGCCGCCATGGACCGGATCTATGCCAACCCGTCCATGGCGGCGGCGGCTGTCTGGATTTCCGCGACCACCTCGGAGGAACGCCCCATCCGCGTGATCCGCCGTGCCCCGGACCGCATCACCGAATTTGGCGCCGGGCGGTTTGTCAGCGACACGATGATGGTGGACGTCCGCGTCTCCGACCTGCCCGATCCCCGACCCGGCGATCTGATCGTGATCGGGGCCGATAGTTTCACCATTCAGGGCGAGCCAGTGCGCGACCGCGAGCGCCTGATCTGGTCACTGGACCTGCGGCCATCATGAAGTTGAGGATCGCGTTCGATCCCGACCTTGTAGCTCTGATGCAGGCCGAAATCGCCGCTGGGGAAAAGGCGGTGTCTGCCGCCATGCGCGAAGCTGGCACCTCCCTGAAATCCGCCTGGCGCGGCCAGATCACCGGAGCTGGCCTCGGCACCAGGCTGGGAAACAGCATTCGCCTCGCCAGCTTCCCGAAATCCGGCGACAGCCTGAACGCTGCGGCGCTGGTCTGGTCGAACGCCCCAGTGATCATCGGCGCACATGACACCGGCCCGCTGATCCGGTCCAAGGACGGTTTCTGGCTGGCGATCCCCACCCCAGCTGCCGGGCAAAGCACGAAGGGCGGCCGGATCACCCCCGGCGAATGGGAACGTCGCACGGGGTTGCGCCTGCGGTTCATCTACCGCCGCCGTGGGCCGAGCCTGCTGGTGGCCGAGGGGCGGCTGAATTCGAAAGGCCGGGCTGTGGCGTCCAGGTCGAAAACCGGGCGCGGCATCACGACCGTGCCGATTTTTCTGCTGGTGCCGCAGGTGAAACTCCGAAAGCGGCTGGATCTGGCGCGGGATGCAGAGCGGGCGGTGGACGGCTTACCAGGGTTGATTGTGGCGAAGTGGCTTTCGTGATCCGGACCCAAAATAAGCGCTGAAATCAATCGCTTTTCGTGATTATTGCTTTCCCGTCTGGACGGCTGCAGGTTACCAAGACCGTCCCGTCGGAAGCCACAAACCTCACCATCCGCATAATGTCTGTTTCGACGATGTTGATCGGAGCAACTCCGAGATCTGTCGCTGTGCGACGAATCAACGACAGGCAGTCGTCGAAGCTCATGGCTACGGATTTTGACTCTGGCTTGGTGGAAGGCAGCGAACCACCGTTTGTACCCGCTGCACCATCCGAAACTTCTCTTGTAGAATCGATTGCTTGAAAATTGCTCCGCCCCAGCCAGATGGCGACCGTAGCGAGAACTGCAGCTAGGACGGAACCAACCAGTAGCGCGACCCCCAGTTGTCTCATCGTAGCTCTAACTGGATCCGGCTTTGTCTCTGTTGCTCCTGGTACCAAGCCCATAAACAATACCCAGACCGGAAACGCAGGAAGAAGCCAAAGAAGTCGCGTCGGAGCTCTCATGTCCTTCATGCGACCTCGGGAAGCAATCACGAAAACCCCCAGCGACACTCCTGCGATTAGAACGGCACCAAAAGTGTGCCACCAATCAACCCGCTGCAGCCAAAAGGAAAGTCCGCTTGCGTGAACCCAGAACGCAACGATCATGCCGCCGAAGAACAGTGCCAGAGACAACCACCAAACAGATCTGCGTACTTTCAAATCGAGCAAATCAGCCTCCTAACTTTGCGATATTCCGCCAAGACTATCTGGCGGAGTCAATCAGAAGAAAAAAAACTGCTCGATATAAATGAATTTCCACGCAAACCATGCCAACAACCCGAGAATCCGTCCTCGCCGCGCTGCACGCGCGGCTGCAGCCGCTTGCCGCCCTTACCCTGCGTGACGACGTGCTGCCCGAGCGCATCCCGGCAGCCGGGCTGATCATCCTGCGCGATGGCCAGCCTGGCGAGCCGGATGTGACGCTCTCGCCGCTGCGCTACCATTACCAACACCGCGCCGAGTTGGAGGTCGTCGTCCAGGCGGGCGCTGGCCGGGCCAGCGCCTTCGACACCCTGATCGCCAGCATCGGCACGGCGCTGGAAGCCGACCGCACGCTTGGCGGTCTCTGCGACTGGGTCGAACCCGAAGCCCCAGCCTCGGTCGATATGCCAATCGAAGGCGCGGCGGCGCTGAAGGCGGCGGTGATCACCGTTGTCCTGCACTACACCACGACCGGCCCCTTGGCCTGACCCCATCATAGCAGCCTGACAAAATCAGACCTCGGTCAGTCGATGTTCCTTTCGTGCTCCCGGTCAGGATGGTCCCCAAGCCACCACAGAAGAAAGATTGCGAAAAAGGGCGAGCAGAAGAGGCTGACCATGACCCAGTTGAAGGCACTGCGCCCTCTTGCTTCTGCCATTTCGGCGGGCAACAGGATCAGGAGCCACAGGCTGAAACAAAAGGCGGCCAGCCCGAACATCAGGAAGAAGAAACCTTCGATCATGGCCCAAGACTCCCTTTCGATGGCGGGTCCTTTGACCGCCTGCGCTCAACAGGTGCCGTAGTACCCGCTCGAATACCGGCAATACTCGGTGGCAGCCCCTGAGCGGATCATCTCGGCCGCGATGTCGCGCCCGTCTGGCAGAAAGCACTGCCCGACCAGACGCCCGTACCGGTCAATGTCCAGAACGTTGCATCTGAGGGTCTCACCGGAGATCAGGCTGCTCAGCGTGGCGGTGGCGGTGGAGCCCCCGCTCTGATCCCACTCTGGGGCATCGAGTCCCCAGACACGGATCCGGCGGGACTCGCCACTCAAGGTGAAGGTGTCGCCGTCGACAACCTTGCTGACCCGCGCCTCAAGCGCGCCAGCCTGTTGCGCTTGCGCGCCGGGCTGGCCGATGAGGGTCGCCGCAATCGCGAATGCCACCAACAAAAATGCCACACGGCGCAACGGACGCGTGAAGCGGCGAATGAGAAACCTTCCAATCATCTTGGCAGATGACCCGAGAAACAGCCCCGCCGCAAGGCATCCCCTGACAGTTCAAAGTAGTAAGGAACCTCTTTCATGGCACGTGCGCAAGGCGCGCGGGCGCAGATGGCGCTTGCGTTCGAGACCACATACGGCACCCCGCCTGCGGGTGGCTTCACGAAGATGCCCTTCGCCAGCACTTCGCTCGGATCGGAACAGCCGCTTTTGAACAGCGAACTTCTGGGCTACGGCCGCGATCCCCTGGCCCCGATCAAGGACGCGGTGACGGCGGACGGCGATGTCATGGTGCCGATCGATGCCGAGGCGTTCGGCTTCTGGCTGAAGGCGGGTTTTGGCAATCCGGTCACCACGGGCGCTGGGACATATACGCACGAGTTTCGCTCGGGCAGCTGGGCCTTGCCCTCGATGTCGATCGAGACGGCAATGCCGGAAGTGCCGCGCTTTGCGATGTATTCCGGTTGCATGCTGGATCAGCTCAGCTGGCAGGTGCAGCGCGCAGGGTTACTGACGGCGACCGCCCGGCTCGTGGCGCAGGGTGAGACGATTGCTGGCACCACCCTGGCTGGCACGCCTGCAGACCTGGGGTTGCAGCGCTTCGGCCACTTCAATGGTGCGATCAGCCGCGACGGCATTGCGCTTGGCAATGTGGTGTCAGCCGAGATCACCTATGCCAACAACCTTGACCGTATCGAGACCATCCGCAGCGACGGCAAGATCGACGGGGCGGATCCTGGACTGGCCGCACTGACCGGTCGGATCGAGGTCCGCTTCGCCGACAGCACGCTGGTGAGCCAAGCGATCAATGGCGATCCCAGCGAGATCACCTTCGCCTATGTGCTGCCCTCGGGCGAAAGCTTCACGTTCACCGCCCATGCCGTCTACCTGCCGCGCCCCCGGATCGAGATCTCCGGGCCGCAGGGCGTGCAGGCCAGCTTTGACTGGCAGGCGGCCCGGGCCGAGACGTCCGGCAGAATGTGCACTGCAACCCTCATCAACAGCATTGCGAGTTACTGACCATGATCCGTCTGAACCTGACCGCCGCGCCCCAATGGCTGGACCTCGCCCCCGGCCTTCGCCTGCATGTCGCCCCGCTGACCACTGCCCTGATGGTCTCCGCCCGCGCGGACCTTGCTATCGAGACGCTTCCTGAAGGGGCCTCGCAAGAGGAACTGGCGCTGGCCATGGCCAAGGCCGTCGCCCGCCGCGCGGTGCTGGATTGGGAGGGGGTAGGCGATGACGCGGGCAATGTCGTGCCCGTCACGCCCGAAGGCATCGACGCTCTTCTGGAAATCTGGCCAGTCTTCGAGGCGTTCCAGACGAAATATGTCGCACGCGGCCTGATCCTGGACGCGGAAAAAAACGTCTCCGCGCCCTTGCCGACTGGTCCTTCGGCGGGGGCGATCGCTACTGCGCGGCCTGCACGCCCTGCGAGGGCCGCGGGGGCATCTGCCCCGACTGCCCCGCAAGACTGAACCGCCCGCAAACGCTGGACGGCTGGCAGGTCTGGGATCTGGTCGGTCGTCTTGGCGGCCAGGTGCGGGTGATCCCCGGCGCGGTGCTGGGCTGGGACATGGGTGCGGCCCTAGCCATGGCCCAAGCGCTAGGCATCGACACCCTGATCGTCGCCGAACTGCTGCCAGAGATCGAGGCGGTCATGGTGCGCAAGCTGAACGAACAGATCGGAGAAAACCATGCCTGAGAAGAAGGTCTCCGTCCGCCTCGTCGCGGTCGGCGGACGGCAAGTGCGCGCCGAACTGGAAGGCATCGGAGCGGCTGGCACGCGCGGGTTTGGTCGCCTGTCCTCAGAGATGGAACTGGCCAACGCCCGGCTCGGCAGCTTTGCGCGCAAGGCCGGGATCGCGCTGGCGGCGGTGACTGTTGCGGCCGCAGCGGCTGGCGTGGCGATGGTCCGCTCGGGGCTCAACGTCATCGGCGCACAGGCCGACATGGCCGCTTCGCTCCGGACCACCGTCGAAAGCCTGCAGGTGCTGACATGGGCTGGCGAGTTGGCCGGGGTCTCGATGGGCGAGATCGAACAGGCGACGAAGAAGCTGACCACGCGCCTGTCGGAAGCCGCCGGTGGATCGGGATCGGCCGTGAAGGCGCTGGAACGGCTGAACCTGACTGCGGCGGAACTGCAGGCTTTGCCGCTTGATCAGCGCATCGTCGCCATTCAGGACGCCCTGAACCGGTTTGTGCCGGAAGCCGAACGCGCGGCTGTCGCCTCTGACCTCTTCGGCGACAAGGCGGCGCTGGCCTTCCTGCGGATTGATCCCGCAACCCTGCGCGAGGCGGCGCAGGATGTGCGCGACTTCGGGGTGGCGGTCAGTGCTGCCGATGCCGCCCAGATCGAACGCACCGGCGATGCCATCGCCAAGCTGAGCCTGATCTGGCTCGGGCTGACCAACCGGCTGACCGCCGCCGTTGCCCCGGCGCTGGAAGCCGTGGCGAATGCTCTGGCCGACATGGCGCGCGGCACCGGGCCCATCGGCGGCGCCATCACTGCCGTCTTCGACAACCTCGCGCGGCTCGGCACTTATGCCGCGACCTTTGCCGCCTTCCTGGCCGGACGCTGGGTGGTGGGACTGACCGCTGCCGCCCTGTCGGTGCGGGGTCTGGCGACAGCGCTGGTCATCATGCGCGGGGCGCTGATCCGGACCGGCATTGGCGCGCTGATCGTGGGCGCAGGCGAGTTGGTCTATCAGGTCTCGCAGCTGGTGGCCCGGGTTGGCGGCGTGGGTGAAGCGTTCCGCCTGCTGGCCGATCTGGCATCGGAAGTGTGGTCGCGCATCGGCCTCGCGCTCGACGCCGCCTTTGCCACCATGACCGCTGGCTGGGAGGACCTGAAGGCTGCCGGGCTGTCAGCGCTGGAAGGCACCATCGCGAGCGTGGTCAGCTTTGGCGACCGGACCGCCGCCATCTTCCAGGGGGCTTATGATGCGGCCGTGGCGATCTGGGGCAGTCTGCCCGGTGCCATCGGCGACTTTGCCTTCCAGGCGGCGAACGGTCTGATCTCCGGCGTCGAGGCGATGCTGAACGGCGTCGTCACGCGCATCAACAACTTCATCAACGGCTTGAACGCGGCGTTGGCGCTCCTGCCCGAATGGGCGACAGGCGAAGGTGGGGTGCGGATCGGCACGCTCGATCCAGTTGAGCTGGCGCGGATCGGCAACCCGTTCGAGGGGGCGGCAACGGCTGCAGGCACGGCTGCGGCCGAGGCCTTCTCGAACGCCCTCGCAAGCACCTACCTCACCGCGCCAGATCTCGGCCTCGGTGTCATGGCGGACGACGCCCGGGCCACGGCTGCGGGATACCGCGAGGCGGCAGGCATGCTGGCCGATGCCGCCGGTCGACCGCTTGCCAGTTGGCAGGCGCTGAAGGATGCCGTGAACGGTGCTGGGGACGAGGGCGAAGCTGCGCTGGACCGTGCCACGGATACGGCCGACGCCCTTGGCGAGAGCTTTGACGAGGCTGGCCGCGCGGCGGGTGGTGCCGGGGCTGCGGCGAAGACCGCAGCCGAAGAGGCGGCGGCGGGCTGGGCGCAGGTCACCCAGTCCCTGGCGGACTACGCCAGGGGAGCGATGGATTGGGGCAAGGGGCTGGGCGAGACGCTGGTCTCGGCCTTTACATCGGCCGAGAGCGCCTTCCGGAAGTTTGTCACCACCGGCAAGTTCGACTTCAAGTCGCTGATCTCCTCGATCCTGGCCGATCTCGCGACGCTGGCGTTCAAGAACTCCGTGCTGGGCCCCCTGGCCGACTGGCTCTCAAAAGGGCTGGGCGGGATCTTCGCCCCGGTGAAGCATGCGGGCGGGATGGTCGGTGCGCCCGGTCCCGGCCGGATGGTGCCCGCGCTGGCCTTTGCGGGTGCGCCCCGGATGCATTCCGGCGGCTGGGCGGGGCTTCGTCCTGACGAGGTGCCTGCGATCCTGCAACGGGGCGAACGTGTGCTGTCGCGGCGCGAGGTTGCGGGTGGCATGGGCGGGGGTGGCGCAGGCGGTGTGTCGATCAGCATTGATGCCCGCGGCGCGCAGGCGGGTGTGGCTGAACAGATCGATGCCAGGCTGCGCGCGGCGATCCCGGAGATCGCGCGTCTGGCGAAAGCCAGCGTGGCCGATGGTCGGCGGCGTGGCCATGCGCTGTGAGACAGAAGAGAGGAAGGCTGACCGATGATCCCCGAATTGCCCCTCACGCTGGTGCAATCCCTGGAACGCCGCCTCGTCAGCGCCACGGCTGTCTCGGCCTCACCCTTCACCGGCACCGAGGAGGTGCAGGACTGGGGCGGCGAGTGGTGGGACTTCGCCATCGAGATGGCGCGCACGACCGGGCGCGACGGCCGCCGTCTTTCTGCGTTTCTTGCAGCCCTTGGCGGTCCGCGCGGCCGGTTCCTGTTCCGTGACCCGACGATCCGGCAACCGGGGAGTACGCTGGCGCCCCTTGTCGCGGGTGGGTTCCAGACGGGCAGCACGCTGGTGACGGCAGGTTGGCCACCGTTCACCGTGCCACTGTTGGCCGGGGACTTCTTCTCGCTTGGGACCGATGCCCAGACCCGGCTGCATCAGCTGACGGCGGATGTGGCGACTGACGAGGCGGGACAGGCCACGCTTGCCTTCGTACCGCGGCTCCGGTCGTCGCCCGTCGATGGCACGCCCCTCGAGGTCGCGGCCCCGGCTGTCGTGCTCCGCCTGACCGCCCCGGTGCCAACCCGGATCGGCCGCGCGGACACTTTCCTCTTCACCCTTGCCGCACGGGAGGCGCTATGAGTCGCGATCTGACGCCTGACTTTGCCGCGGCCTTGGCGGACCGCGATCTGCGTCCGGTGATCTTTTTTGAAGGGCAGTTCGTCTCCGGCACCGTGCGGCTTTGGTCGGGCCTCGGCGAAATCGGCTGGGCCGGGCAATCATGGTCGGGCGCGGGCGCGCTTCTGGGGCTGGGATCGATCGAGGAAACCTCCGAGGTGGTGGCGGGCGGCACTTCGGTCTCGCTCTCCGGCATTCCGCTCGATCTGGTGCAGATGGCGATCGCAGAGGCGCGGCAAGGCCTGCCCGGCCGGGTCTGGCTTGGGCTTCTGACCCCGGAGGGCCAGATCATCGCCGATCCGGTACTGGCCTTTGCCGGGCGCCTCGATGTGCCCGAGATCACCGATGATGCGGAGAGCTGCCGGATCACCATCAGCTACGAGAGTCGTCTGATCGATCTCAACACGCCCCGAAGCTGGCGCTACACGCATGAAAGCCAGCAGGCGCTCTTTCCCGGCGATCTCGGCTTTGAATATGTGGCTGCCATCCAGGACCGGGAAATCACCTGGGGGCGGGGATGATGCACGTGGACAGTCTTCGCACGACATCAAGACAAAGCGCGGGCTCCGGTCAGGTTACCATTCCCAGTCGTCGCTCAACCAGTTCCCAGCTGTTCTCAGCGTTCGAGAGGCTAGCCGGTCCATAGGCGCAATGTGTCGACTGCCAGTTTTTTGGCCGCCGGCCGCCATGTTTTAGCAGCGCGCGTGTATGGTTGGTGAAGATCAGATCCTGAAGATCGCCTTGTGTGAAAACGAAAAAGCGATCTGCGGCTCGCTCGCCACCAATACAGACCAGAACAAAAATCAGCTCTCTATCTGTTTGATCCCGGATGATCACATTTCTCCTCGGCGATCTGCCCTCTTCATGGCAAGATCGGTCCTGAGGGATCTTCG